CGAAGGAGAAGGTAGATGTTGGGGATATTGTCAGGGTGAAGGTTGATGAGGTCAAGAAGGGCAAAGATGGATTTAGCCTGTATTCTGCTAAGGTGATAGAGATACCAGAGGTTACTGAATCTGATAAGATAGATACGCTAGAGCAATTATCTACTAAGACGAAGAAATCACTAGCAACAGATTTGACAATAGGAATCAAGGAAACTCTTAGTCCATTCAATGTGATGACTGGTCTTAAGGATAAGGAACCTAAGAAAAAGAAGAATGGTAAGGATACCAAGAAGGGCTATTACATCACAGACAACATACACGGAACTGCGGAGATAATTCTCAAGACCGACTTTGATGGATTCACTATCTATGGTTTTAGCGGTGATGAGTTAATGCAAAAGAATGCACTCTACAACATAGATGTATGGAAGGGACAGTTGGAAGAACTAATCAAGACTAAGCGTTCGGAACTTAGAGTTGCGATTAGAAACGAGTTGATTGACACCTATGACAATGAACCAACAACCATGGATAAGATAGTTGATTATGTCGAAAAAGAACATGCTGAGACTTATGATGAAGTATTCGGTGGTTCTTCAAACAGGCTTCTATCTTGGTTGAAAAAACAAGAGTCCTTGAGATTTGAGCCACCTAACAAGTTTGTGGCATTGGAGGATGTTCTTGAGAAGGATGTCGAGGACATTCAAAAAAAAGCAGACACAGGAACGTTTGATATTGTTCTAAGGGAAGACGGTAATCTAGATATGATTATTGATGTTAATGATAAGAGAAACTTTTGGGAGATAAACATCGAGGATGCAGAAGACATCTACGACCTATTTGGTAAATCTAAGAAGTTCCCAGCCGTTGTTGGAAAGAACCTTGGTGAACACAAGAAAAACATAGATAGCGGTAAGTTAATTCTTGGTGTGCAGAAAGATGGCTATCACGAATACAAACTAGAAGGTGAGAAGTTCCAAACTAGATTCCACATACGAGTTGTCCCAGTAGATGAGAAGAAAACTTGGATTGTTTGGTCAGGGAAGAAGCAAGACATGTTGGACTTGAAAGATGATAATGACTTGTGGGATATTACTGAAGATAAGTATGCAGATTTGGAATTTCCAGATGAAAACACAGTGTAAGTTAAATAGTAAGAGTTTAGGCTCTTTGAGAAATGTTAGTCTCACCTAATATGTTATTGAAAGCCGATAATGACTACGAATTTACAATACTAAAATCAGATGAACTAATAATTGGAGGATACGCATCAATAGAAATCGTTGACAAGCAAAACGATTTGATTACTATAGATGCGCTTGATGATGCAGTCAAGAAATACATGGGAGAAAAGAAATACAGAAATGTAATGTCAAACCATTCAAATGTTCAGGTAGGGGAGGTAGTAGAGAAATATCGGGACAAAAACGGCACTCTCCATAAGACAGGAGTAGATGACGTTGGTTTCTATGTTGTTATCAAGATGAGAGATGACATAGAAAAGGCAAAGGAAATTAACAGAGGCATAAGGAAAGGAACACTTAGGTCATTTAGTATAGGAGGGCAAGCAATTTCTAAGAAGCAGAGAACATCTGACGACTATGGAGAGTATAACGAAATAGACAAGTTAGAACTACATGAAGTAACAATCTGTGAAAAAGGAATAAACCCGGAAGCAAAATTCGACATTTTGAAACAAGATGTTGGAGGTGAAGAAAAAATGAGTGAAAAACTGGAAAAAGCACTTGAGGAGTTGAACGACTTGATGAAGCAAGTTAACCAACTCAACAAGGAAGAAGAAGATGAGATGCTGGATGAGAAAATGGAATACAAAGGCGACTCAGAGGATGCTGACGAGGAGATGAAGGCAGACGATGAGGAGGACATGGATTCTGAGGAGAAGGCACTCGATGAGGACACCACACGAGACTATGAGGCTGGTGAGGAAGTTGTTAGCGGCGGGAAGCCAAAGGCAGCACCTGCCGCCCTCTCAGTATCCAAGGGTCTAGAATCGGGTGACTTCACCACCCTCGACCTTAGCGTAGAGAATGTGGAGAAAGCGTATGAGGCTTTCAGGGCAGAGCAGTTGGAGAGAATGGCTTACGACAACCTAAGCAAGACCTTCGGTGCAAGGTTCCAATCGGAACTATCTGTCAAGAAGTCGGCAGCAGAGAGAGCAGAGTATGATGCTCGCTCAGATGTTGCTGACCTGAAGACCGAGTTTGCTGAACTCCGCAAGTCTCTCTCTGAAAAGAACGAAAGCGAAATTCGCAAGGCTGCGGAAGTCTCCTTTGAGATGCCTGACAACTTCCCAACTTCGGTTGAGGAGGCACACGGACTCTCTTGGGCAGATATACATGACCTAGCGAGAGGTGATTGAATATGAGTGGATACATAAAGACGATGAAAGACCTTGAGGCTGCTACCTATGGATTTAGGGGTTCTCACGGCAATGCCCTACTAAAGAGCGCAGGAGTTGTCGGAGGATTTGGAACGCCTCACGACGACGCATCAGGTAACCCCTTTACCGCAGCAAGCGGTCTAGGTGACCTGTATGGTGTCCTATACGGACAGAAGGTTTGGTCAATGCTGAATCAGGAAGTTAACGCACTTTCGATGATGGCAAAGCGACCTTACACTTCCTCCGGATGGAGAGTCCTGAAGTCGAGGCCACAGGGTGGTGCTAATGCAGCATTCTCTCTAGGCAACGGAGCAGCAGGAGATGCTTCTCCGGCAGCAGACGACATTGGTGGAGTTCCTGAGAACGAGTCGCTATCTAACATAGCCGCTCTGTCTCCCGAATACACCAAACTCTACATCAGTCCGAAGACGATTGCTCACAAGTTTGAGTTCTCGGAACTTGGTATGGAGATGGCTGCTATCGATGACGGTGTAGGTGACATCCGCGCCATTGTCCGTGAGGACATGGGCAAGCATCACGCAGAGACACAGAACGTAATGTTGCTGACTCCGCTTGAGAGGTATGATGACACTGACACGAACAACGTCAACATCGACAGGAACTACACTTCCCTGATGAAGATAGTGGCTTCGGCTGCTGAGATTGGGCAGATGTATCTAGATGACCTAGTGAACACAAATGCAACAACTGGCGGAACCCCTGCTGTAGACCCCGAACTACTACGACTGTTCGGAGATGCAAGGGTTGCAACCGTTGGAGGAAGCCACGGAAGCGAGACTATCACAGTCACATCTTCCCCTACCTTCCTTGACGCAGAGGTGGACTACGGAACAGCATACACCACTGGTGGATGCAGGGTGCTAACACTGACCCTCCTTAACGACATGATTAGGAGACTCAGGCAGAACGGCGGTAACCCAAAGGTCATCGTAACTGGATACGACACCATACAGCACATATCTGACCTGCTACAGAGCCAAGAGAGGTTCATGGACAGGAAGGAGATTGTGCCTACGCACAACGGTGTTAGAGGACCGAAGGGTGCAGAAGTCGGTTTCCGTGTGGCAACATACTACGACATACCCATCATCCCTGCGAAGGACATGCCATCAACAACGGCAAGCGCAGTAACCAACGGACTAAGTGACATACTGATATTAGACACAGACCACCTGTGGCTATCAGTGATGAAGCCTACTCAATACTTTGAGGATGGTATCACTAACGGCAACCCATTCGGTGTTGGCAAGTTGGGTAACCAAGGTCTATACAGAACCATGGGTGAGACTGCTTGCTCCTTCTTCAGAGGCCAAGGTAAGATAACCAACCTGAAGTCCTACTGAGGTGATTGAGTGGCTGTTGCAGTAACCCTACTTGAAGACCACAAAGGTATGACCTCACCGAAGGTATCCGGAGATGAATACTATGTTGATGCTCTCATCGACATGGGAACATATGCATCCGGTGGACTAAGTGTAACTGCCGCAAGTCTCGGCTTGGATAGGATAACGCAGGTAATGGTAACCGGACAAGACTCGGTTATCGCCTTCGTTGTTCCTGAAGTAAGTGCTACTGGCGCATATGCTGCTGGTAACTCCTTCAAGTTGAACACCATAATAGGTGCTTCCGGCGCAAACACTGAAGGTGGCTCTGTTGACTACGGCTCTGTAAGAGTTAGAGTCTACGGGCTACTCTGAGTAAAACATAAAGTAGTGGCCCTCTTCCTAGAGCATCAGGAAGGGGGTCGCTACCCCCCAATATATGGTGAGATTATGGCTAAAGTCATGCTAAAGGAAAGAAGCGTAAAGCCGATTGTGATGAGGTATGGCGGAGAGACATACGAAGTTAATGGTGTTGAACCCGTAGAGATGCCTCTAGGGTTTGCAATTAATATCCTTGGTTCTAGAGAGATTAGCGTAGAACTGACAGAAGCAGATAAGAAAGACCTTATCGGCTTGTCAGACTACAAGCGAACACAGTTAGTTCCTCATTATGATGTCGAAGAGGAAGACGATGGTAAGACCATGGCTGAGAAACTCTTTGGTAAAAGCAGGTCATTCTTCAAGAGTAAGCCTAAAGCAGAGAAACCTGTGAAGAAAGAAGTAAAGGAAGAAGTAAAGGAAGAAGTAGAAGAGCCAGTAGAGGAAGAAAAACTCTTGAAGCCTCTACCAGAAGACCTCTCTACACTCACCGTCAAGCAACTAAAGGTATTGCTTGAAGAGAGAAACCTATCTACAGATGGGAAAAAGGCGGATTTGATTGAGACATTATCCGAGGTGGAAGAGTGAGCGCGGCTTGTAACACTAGCAAGAGTTTTGCTGCAAGCACCATTGTTCACCCTAACAGATGTAAGTTAGTCAGTGTTCATGTCTCTTCTATTGCTAATGCAGCAAATGTAATAAAAATATTTGATAGTCACGATGCGACAACGGCATCTTCTGATGAAGTGTTGAGAATATACACTAAGTCCGACAACAGTGGGGCTAATGTGTTCAATCATGAACACGACATGCATGGGGCTATCATGGGCGAAGGACTATATGTTGAAATAACAGGTAGTGGCAGTTGTCAAGTGACAGTTAACTATGCGTGAGGAATAAAAATGCCAAGTTTAGAAAATGATACGAAGACGATAATGGCGATATTGTTCGTAGGAGCAATGAGTGGAGTAAACGTATTTGCTTACTCTATCTATGGAGTGACCTTCCCTTACAGTGCAGAAGCACATGCGGTTTTGTTTGGTGTTAGCACGGTTGGGGCTATATTGATGGTTAAGGTTCTCTTTGATGTGTTCTTAGGAGATATGATTGAAGAGCAACTACTTCAACGTGCAATAACTAACTATTGGTCTAGGAAGCAACGAGAAGAAGAGAACAAGAGGAGAGTCAGGGAGTCTATGCGACAGTTTGACCAGCAATACAATCCTAATGTTCTGAATCCTGCTTATGGAGATAGTAACCTACCAACCATAGAACCAAAGAAGGAAACGGTAACCCCTAAGTTCCTAACAATAGAAGAGTAGAAGTGAGGCATATGTATGGTCAGCGAAATCCTATTCGGAATGGATGAGTCTACCCTCGCCTACGACCTACAAAGAGCGCACTCTGCTGATATCTGGTTCTTACGCGCTAGATTTTGGTTTTGGGGTGGAGTTGCTTGTCTTGCTAGTTTTGTTATAGGTCAAGCATTAGCAGTCTATGGGATTAATACTCTCTCATGGGCATGGAATGGCGTAGTAGACTTTTGGAATCATCTGTGGTGATTGAATGTCAGTAATGGCGGGGTTCGCCATATTGATTGTCGAAGGACTGAATAAACTCTACCAACGTGTCCATGCTATCAACTTCGGTATCTATGGTGCTACGCAAGCAGGGAAGACTACCTTGAATCATCAACTCAGAACTAGAGGAGATGTTCCTGATATCAAGACTAGGACAGTTGGAGTGCAAAGGGCCACACGCAAATACATCAAACTAGATGGTGATGCTCATACAGTCAAAACTGCTGACATAGGTGGACAGACTGTATATTGGAATGATTGGGTAAACGATATGAGGAAACGCCATGTGAAATATGTAATCTTCATGATTGACGATAGACACATGGATAAGCACTTTGATATTGAACAACAACTCTGTTGGACATTTCTTACTGATACGATTTGTAACACAGAATGGAACGTGAATGGAAAAAGAAAGAAGAAAAGAGATTCTGATTATCCTTTAGCAGTAGGAATTTGGGCAAACAAGTATGATTTGTGGAAAGACAAGTATGACTTCAATGGCCCAATAGAGCAACACCCCATATTTGCCGCTTTTAGAGATGGGATACAGAAACTCAATGACAAAGGTATTCCTTGCTACAAATACATTGTAAGTGCCAAAACTGACTCAGAAATGGTTTACAGAGGTGTCCTAACGATGATAAGGGACTACTAGTTCCGTATACCCATGTCAATGTCATTTCAACCTCCGAGTTTGATTGGCGCAACTAACACAACGGTAAGTAATACAGCGTTTATGGATAGACTAGACTCTGCTAGGGCTGCTGGTGCGTTAATGCAATATGAGTATAAGAACGTAAAACCTAAGAAGCAATTGAAGGAGATAATCAAGGTTCTCAAGCCTGAATGTAAAACATTCCTTCC